TGATGCGCCGCGCGATAAATGCGACGCATCCGTGCGATAAATGAAAGGTGTAATCCGTTTCATCTAATGAAAAAGAATTACAGTTCGTCTGGTGAGCGTGGCCATTCAATATTAGGTGCGCTTTCTAGGTCGACGCGGTTGAGTTGTACTCGATATGCCTTCCACGCCTGCAATGCTTCCGTTTCCTCTTCCGTTGCCATCCCGAGGCTCACCGCGTCATCCAATGGGATGATTTTCTCTGCTGCAACTCGCTGCCTGTAAGTGAGTTCATTACGCGCCAATGTCAGTTCTGCTTCGCGTTGCGCCACAAGGTCAGTTACCCACTTTTTCCCGTCCCATTTGTCATGTGGCGTTTGCGGTGCCAGTAGCGTTAACTCTGGCGACAACTCACCGAGCAAGGTGACAACCTCCGATTGGCCAGTATCAATGCGATATACTGTCTGACCACGATAGTCAGGCCGTGTTTCCCATTTAAGACCATCCACGCTACGCACCAGCGCCAGCCCCGCTTTGGGCAGCGTAGGTTTATCGGCGTAGCAAAAAGCAGGTAACCCAACCCCCTCCTGAATATACTCTAAAGATGCCTGCTGATATTCCCGCTGGATGGGGTCAATGCTATAGACCGTCAACCACCCGGCGATCGTGGCAAGACCTTCATCATTCAGGGTGGCAGTGGGTAATGTTGTGCTGTATTGGCTCATTATGCGGCTCTCACAATGTAGTTAAAGGCAATGTTGCGTGGACGAGTTTCGGTCGCGGTACGAATTTGTAACGAAGCGTCGATATTGACACGGAAGACACCGTTACCCGTACCGCCGGTGGTTTCTGTCAGGCCGGTAGTGGTGGCGACGGTTTCACCCTGAGAGATAATCCCTTGCGGGGTAAGGCCAGGAATAAAGTGCTGAAGGCCATTTGTCTTACCGGTAAATTTCTGTACAGCATCCATCTGGGCGGACAAGAGGGTTCGGCCACTGTCTACACCCCGACCATCGTCGGCTCCGCGAATAAATTCGCCGCGCAGGTCTGGGAGCACACCAGAAGGATACGCTACCGCCAACAGGGGATATTTGGCTTTATCAAAAGCAGCCCCATTGCATTTCAACCAGCCCGCCGGGGCGGTATTGGTCGGCCAAGGTTGCGGAATACCCACTGGAAAGTCAGACCTGATGAGCGCCGCGTCGGTAGGGGCAGAAGCTGACTTCAAGAATCCGTTAGCGTCTGCAACAGCATTCGCCGTCGTATAATGCTTATTCCAGGGTGTTGTATCGGTATCCGGTGTGTCTGCAAGTGTAAAACGGCTGGTTACCGTCCCATCCGTAGAGATGTACAGCTGAGCACGACGATTAGAGGCGTAGGCCGATTGAAAACCGGCACCGTTGCCCGGAGCTAATCCCGACTGCGCAGCTTGGGCAATGAAGCCTGTTGTTTTGGAGGTAAGGCTCATACCGACCTGACCAATACCATAGTCACCAGTTTTCAGCAGTGCTACAGAACCAGAAAAAACTGCTGCTGGAAATACGACGCTACCGTCAGATTTAAATTGCGCGGTGTACGCACTGCCATTCCAGCGAAAATTTAATTGTCCGATGTCCGTCTGCGCATAAATAGCGCCCTTATCGGCTCCAGTTTCGTCTCTGAATCGAAACAACGCATTCGGCTTACCGGTAGCGGCCTGGATCATGACTTCGCCATAAGAGTACACGTTGGACTTAAAAATCACGGTACTGGCAACAGTCTGATCTGCCGTCACCGTTTTGCTGAGATAGTTGCCCAAATCCTTGCTGATACTCTCCTGCTGCTGCTTCAGCCAGGTGGTACGATTGGCCAGTTGTTTCGCCTGGCGGTTTGAGATGCCATTCGGCCCACCGAGCACGGGGTCTGAGGTCTCAATCTGATAGACCTCCTCCTCCCATTGGGGTGTTTCAGGTAGTTTTGCCATGTTTAACCGCTCCCATAGTTGTAGTTACCGTCATACTTCGCCGCGTTGTTATAGCGAATAGGGACGGATTGATATTCCAGACTGGCCAGTTCGCAACGTGCAGGGGCGAACACATCCAGCGTTTTACGCAACATTGCCGCCTGGTCGTTGGTGATAGGGTGCTGCAATATCACCTTGTAAACAGCCCAGGCGTCTTCGTGGCCATGCAAGTAAATGCCGTTATGGGTGGTCTTACCGTCATAGCGGATGGCACCAATACCCTCGACCAGTTCTACTTCGCCGAACCCCATACGGCGCACGATCTCCCGTATAGACCAGGGCGTACCTTTATAACGATGTAACTCAATGGCCCCTTTAATCAGGGTTCGACGCACCTCGTCGGACTCCGCCAGTTCCCAACCATCCCCGACCAGTGACAACTGTTCTGCCAGCCAGGGCAAGGTGCTGCTGTCAACCAGGTCAACCAGATACACCAGCAAGGGGGTCAGGTTGATGTCCGATAAGCGCTGGGCGAGTCCGGCAAGCGCCTTAAGGCTGATATCACTGTCAATCGGCGGAACCGGGATTAACTCAGCCATGGGCACTGCCTTTGAGGGTGATCGTGATGCCGGTGCAGACGGCCAGCTCAATCTCGCTGACCACCGTCAGCGCTGGTGCTGTCAATTCCACGTCATACACTCCGAGTTGCTTCAGTACCCTGACCAGTTCGCTGGGCACAATATCCCGCCCCAACCCTGCTGCACGCTCTGCCGCATAGCTCTCCGCAGCCGCTAACCCCGCTTTTTGGGTACTGTCAGCATTTTGCCCCTCATATAACGTCAGGATGGCGTCGATACGGTATCCCACTGGCACCGGCTGTTTGACCCACACAGTGTCGGTCAGGGGCCGCGCCTTTTCATCTGAACAGGTCGCGCTGACCAGTGCCAAAATGGTGTCATCCGGCAGACCATTACGCATCAACGGGTAGAGGGCGACAGTGCCCGGCCTTGGCCTGCTGATACCGACATCAATAATGTCCTGATGGGCACTCATCGCATGAAACCGGTATGCCCCCCTCGAGCCTGCATTGCTGAAGGACTCGGGAGCCAGGCGAATACGCTCACGCAGGCGCTCGTTATCTTCCTGTTCCGCCCCACCGCTGGCCACCTGCGTATTGGTCACCTGCAGGTCGATATCATCCAGCGGGTCAAGCAAGGTACTGACCTGGGTCGGTTGCCAGCCATTCCCCATCGTGCCTGGCTCGGTGCAGGTGGCGCTGGTTGATGCCAGGGTCTGGCCCGCCACCAGAACAACGTCATTGTCTGTGGCAAAAATCACGCTGTCGGTGGCGCTGACGCGCGTTCCTGCGGGGATCAACACAGAGGTTGGCAGGGCAGTATCGATGCTGAACTGCAGCACGGTGTGTGCCGGTTGCGCCGACAGACGATAAACCCCGACCAGTTCGCCCAGGTAATCCAGCATCGGCTCACGGGCAAAGGCCACCAGGTTCTGCTCGGCGGCTTCCTGAATGGCGACACGTACCAGGTTTTCACGGTAGGCGAACAGGTTGATCAACAACCGTTCGGCTTGTGCCGGATAGAGCGTTTTACCGCTGTCGGCCTCGTACTTCGCCACCATTTCAGCCGTGATTTTGTCCGCATCACGTTCGATAAAGTCAGGTTTACTCAACGCCATAACAACTCCGTGGATTGTGTGACGCCCTCGGCACTTTTCCACTGCACCCGCAGCGTCAGATGCTCGGCATCAATCACCGGCTTGATCGAGACCAACTGACAGCGAGGCTCCCACTGTTTAATGGCCTCGACAGATTCCCGCACCACATGGGGAATGGCCCGGTCAACGGGGTGATCGATATAAAGATGCAGGTTACTGCCAAATTCTGGCCGATGCGGGTCGCTCCCCCTGGGCGTTCTCAGGATGATGAGAATGGCCTGGGCGATATCCTCCAGCCCCTGGACGGTTTCGCCAGGGCGCTGAAGGGCAGGTTGCCAAAATACGGAGTTCGTTTTCATGAGGGCAGTATTGCCCCCGGAGGGAATGACCGATATTAACGCCGTTTAAAAAGATTTGATTCAGTGACTGTGGTGGTTGGAGTTCTCGCCGTCTGACAACATGCTGCCGCTGGCGTGGGCATCACCAAGAATGTTCAGGTTGCCGGTGATGGTCGCTGCTGCACCGTCGCCGCCAGAGCCTTCCATCCCCCCTTCATAGGTCAGTTTCTTTTTCACCGTCAGGTTGCCCTGAATTTCAGCGTCGCCCGTGACTATCGTCTGGAGAGCATCGATGGTGGCCTGCTGGGCGGTGATATGCACATTGGCTTTGACGACGATCACGATATGTTGAATGCCGCCGTTGATGGTGAGGGTATGTGTCGCCCGGTCATAATAGAAGGCCGCTTCATCAGCATGGGTGGTGCCCCTGGTGTCTTTGTTATTGACCGGGGGCAGATCAACGCTGGAATACACCGCGCCCAGAATGACGCCGTCCTCACCGTTGGCATCAAGCAACACTTCGACCTGTTCGCCGATATCCGGCAACCAGTAGTCTTTAGTGTTCTGGGTGTTGCGTTGCAGCACATTGAGCCAATCCGTGCGCAGATTGTCGGCTTCAGGCAGGCGAACGCGTGCCCGAACCGTTTGAGGGTCAACTGCGCTGATGGTACCGACCTGCCGTGTTACGCCGCTCATTTCTTTTTCTCCTTTGTCACTGTGGAGGTTGAACCATCGGGTTTATACACCGTCAACGTCTGGGTCTTGCCCGCTTTTGATTTCGCCTTTCCCTGAGTCACCGGGCCGCGTGCCACCTCAAGTTCAGTCATATAGCCACCGCTGCGATCAACCGTATGGCGAGCAGTGGTGATCAACCAGGCACCGGATAACTGACCAAACCCAACCAGCTCAATTTTATTGCCAGCCGTCAGTGAGGGCGCTCCCATCAATGTCAGGGAGCCGTTCTGCTGGTATTCGTTATGTTTGGCCAGAGCCGACTCAGCCTTTATCTGGGCACTGGCCGTATCTGCCGCTCGGCTGTTGAGCTTGAGCGTATCGGCACTGGTGGTTTTCCCGTTCTTGGTTTGTTTGGTCACTTCATGCGTGCCACCCTCCGCCTCATAGACAATCAGCTTCTTGCTGCTGCTTTTCTGGTGTTTCACCTTGGCCGACTTGTAAATCCGGTTGATGGTGTCGCGCAGGGAGAACTGTGCCACATCCTGCGGCTTAAGTTGCTTGACCGGCTCCAGGCTGCGCAAGGTGGCCAGATGGGAGAAAATCAACTGGTCGCTCACCACCTTCACCGCATAGCCGTACTCGCTGGCCAGGCGTTTCAGAAACCCCACATCGGTCTCTGAATATTGGGTCACCCGGTCAATGGTGATGGCTTCGATACTGCCAACCAGCTTCAGCTGGTGCTTTTTGGCAATGCGGCTGGCGATGGCCGCCAGCGTGGTCTTCTCAAACGCCCGACTGGAGGGGGTACGCAGCGCCTGGTTAACCGAGGTGGCCACCCCCCGAATGGAAACCGTACTGGGCGGGCCACTGACTTCAATCTCATCAATAGAAAAGACGCCGCAGGAAAGCAGCTTCTCCCCCCGATAGCCGAGTTTGAGCGTCAGCGTATCGCCTTT